GTGTATTAACACAAATTGGCAATATAGTCATATTTTAATGTGGTATTAATACACATTTAATTTGGTCTGTTCTTGGGTAGATGTGTAATGGCACAACTAAGGTAAACAGACTATTCCACAATGGTTACCAATAGGGTCGTTCCCTATTAGGCTTTATGGATGATTTAGGCTAACCAATGAGATTAGCCTTTCTAGTACGCTGGATAAATAATCTCCAGTGCGAGTTCTTTTAGTAGACAGCAGGCACTATAAAATCAAGGGTAAATAACGTTCTCTGTGCCGCTTCCAGTAGTATGATTGAACTATTGGTATTTAGTGTATCTTCAATTCCTAAGAACGGTAATAATAAACAAAAACAGAAAAATGACGCTAAGAAAGTCATTAAACAAGTAGCTAGAGAAATGGGCCTCGCTTTAGCTGAAAATTCTGGTATACCAGGGGCCCGATTAGCTTACAAAGCAGCCGCTAAGACAACAAAGATTGTCAAAAGAGCTGCCAAAAAACCTCGGCCAAATGCATTTAAAATTGATTCCAGTCCTAAAATCAGACTGTTTTCACAACCTACCAGCCGAGGTGTTACCTTGAGTGAACCAGCAATGCGTTATTTGAAAAGCTTCATTGAACCATTTGACCAATCCATTAAAAATGTTGGGATGCCTAGACCAGGTTCTATGCCTTCCTATAAGGTTACCGGTTTCGTCCGTGGTACTGGACAAATTGGAGCTGCTGGTGTCGGTTTTATATGGTTTGCGCCAACTTTATGTAATGATCGAGTCTGCATTGGCTACTCATCGTCAGTCTACGCCCAAAATTTCATAGCAAGTTTGCCTTCTGACACATATGGTGCTTCCATCGCTTCACCAGCAATCAACACCATGTCTAATCTTCCTTACACCGCATCTCAATTGTTAGTTCCAACCTCTAATTCAGCCACAATAGTCGAAGGTAGAATTGTTAGCGCTTCCTTTCGGGCTTACTATACAGGCACCACGCTCAATGAGTCGGGACAGTTTTACGCCTACGCGGATCCAAATTTCGATTCTATCGTTGGTAACACTCACACCAACACAACACCGCAAACAGAGTCGTATGATATCGGTGAACTCGGTTCTAAAGATGCAACTGAGATTAGAAGTGCTGGGCGTAAGGACATGTCTCTCGTTTTCGTACCGCCGGCAAATTTTTATAATGACTACCCGGCAACTAACTCAAACGATTTGAGGAAGATTTTTCCTTATTCAAACAACGTTTCACAAGGTATCACCGCCACACCAGTTGGTGCAGCTAATGCTGTTATAGCTTTGACTGGTGTAGCTGGTCAATCTTTTTATTATGAAGCTATAACTCATGCTGAGTATGTAGGTCCTGGAGTCATCCAAGCTTTACTGTCTCCCAGTTTCACAGACACTGTTGGATTTGATTCAGTACAAATGTTACTAAATAGAGCGCAGAGAAGATGCGCCAGTGACGCCAGAGTATCATTCCGGGAGTGCGTTAGACGTGAAGCTTTGGCTGACGGGATTAG